GGCACCAAGACGCAGCACCGGATGGTTGTGGCCATCGAGGATGCTGGATTCGAGATCAGGGACCAGATCGGCTGGATTTACGCGCAAGGATTCCCGAAGAACGACAGCAGCCTCAAGCCTGCATGGGAGCCAGTCTGCGTGGCGCGCAAGCCCCTCATGGGCACTGTTGCCGCCAATATGGCTGAGCACGGCACTGGACGCCTGAACATCGACGAATGCCGAATTGGCGAAGGCTCCCGCGCCCATGGTCGCGACGGTGAGGTGTCGGCCAGCAAGCGATACACGACGGCTGGCGGAACGAACTTTGCGGCAACGCCTGGGCCGCGCGGCGGCGATCCGGCCGGAAGATACCCGGCCAACATCATTCACGATGGTTCGCAGGAAGTCACCGATGCGTTTCCGGACACTGAGAGTGGCATAAAAGATGGCGGCGCCTACGTTAGGGAAACGGGCATTCATTCTGGCGGGCACCGCAATGATGGCGTTTCGTCTTTCGGCGACTCCGGCTCTGCGGCTCGCTTCTACTACGCAGCGAAGGCCGACGCAGACGACCGTCTCGGTTCCAAGCATCCGACAGTAAAGCCCGTCGATCTGATGCAGTATCTCGTGCGCCTCGTGACACCGCGCGACGGCGTTGTTTTGGACCCGTTCGGCGGAACTGGCACAACAGGCGAAGCGGCTTGGCGCGAAGGCCGCAGGGCCATCCTGATCGAGCGTGAAGAAGAATATCAGGCGGACATTGCAAGGCGGATGGAACTTGCTGCTAATCCTACCAAGCGCGCCGCAGTTGCAAAGACGAAGAACAATTTGGATCGTCCGGACGATCTGCCACTGTTCAGAAATGGGGAACCCTTGACATGACCCGTAAGATGATCATCGCTATGGTGCTGGCGATCTCAAGTCCCGTCTTGGCCGACGACTGGCAAAGTGCGTTCTTCAGCCATTCAAGTGCCTACCGAAATCCTTTGGAACATCGGCATCATCGGCCGCGCATCGTGGTCCGGGAACGATATGTCCCGGTTCCCGCTCGCTCATGGGCGCGACGTCCGGTGAGGCCCGCCGTGGCAGGATGGAACAGCGACGAGGACACCGCCCATCTTCGTCGTGACTTCCCGCACTGTAAGCATGATCATGTTCGTGTCGTCGGCATGGAAGCTCACTCTGAGGAAATCGCGCGCCAGCGTGCCATTCAGCAGTGGTCTGCCAATGTGAGATTTGCCGAAGGCGAGCGCTACATGAGCGTAGAGCACGCTAGGAACAAGCGGTTCGTTTGTTCCAGGTCCAGTGTTCCTGGAGTTGGGTTTGTCGCCAGTGCAATTGACAGCGCCGCTGGAATGGTTGGAAAGACGACTGATGGAATCAGGTGTCAGTTGACTGCTGTTCCATGTAGTGCTCCTGAGGGTGAGGAAGTTAAGTAGTTTGGTTCAAGCGATCAGCACGGCCCGACGTTCCGCTAGTGCGTTCACCCTGCCATCAAGAGCAAGATCAATGTCGCAAGAATGCTCAGTGCCAACAACCAAGCCGCCGAGTGGTTTTTCGAGATGGAAGTACGGCGACTTCGAGCCGCACAAATGTGCATTGATTGCTGTGTGGTCAAAGCTATGGATGAAAGTTGAATTGGCTGATCCGAAAAGCATCCATCCGCCGCATCCGGCACGTAATCTTGCATCAGTCTATTGGAAGCCCGTGTTGCGTCGCAAGGCAGGCACCATCTAGCGATGAACGCACACTGCCAGGGCCGTAACGGGTGAAAGCTTGAACCAAATAACCTTTGTGGGGAGTACGCGATGACGCTCAATGACCTGCTTTTGATTTGGACGGTGGTCATGCTGACTGGAAGCGTAATTATTCGGGTGGTGTCGTGAAACTAGCGCGGAGAGGATTTCTCAAGGCCATTGCTGCCGCACCGATCGCAGCACCAGTCGCAGCGAAAGAAGCCGCTTCAAAGATCGGCATGGGCCAAATGCTTGGCAACGCAAGCGGTGGAATGCCAACGCCGATAGGCTATAGCCAGTTGATGCCGCATAGCGAAGACCGCGAAAGCTACGCGATGCGTGTGATTCGGGAACTGGATGGTGGTGAGCGCGATGAAGAAATCGCGAACGAAGCCAAGTGCGCTGGCAGGACGTTGGATTGCGACCTAGCTGCGTTGCGGTCTGTATCGGTATCATTCGCTTACCAGACGCAATGTGCTCGACACGCAGTGGAGATCAAGCGTCGTCGTCGTTCTGATATGCTGCGTGAATTGACGAAGATGGGCAAAGGTGGGTGGTTCGGATGATTGCAAAAGGCAAGCTTGCATGAACCTCGTCATCGACACCATCGGCGGCAACTGCCCGGTTCAGGCCACTGGAACGATCAACGGTAAGCCGTTCTATTTCAGGGCTCGTGGTGAGCACTGGAGAATTGGTGTTGGTGGTGATCCAGTGATGGACCCCGAATGGTCTGTCGAGCGACGTTGGGGTGCGGGTGAGTTTGCTGCGAGTTGGATGAGTGAGGATGAAGCGTTGGCGCTCATTGAACGCAGCCTGAAATGCTTTGACGCAGGTGATCCTGCAATAGCGGTGGACTAGAGGGATATCGGACCATGATGATGATCGCGCTGGTAGGGTTGTTCGCGTTGCTATGTCTTTCGATGTGCGCTGTGACGGCCTGAGGTTCATTGTGACGCTGTATCTCGACACCGAATTCAACGGTCACGGCGGCCAGCTTATCTCGTTGGCGCTGGTCACAGACCAGTCTCCTGATGAGTTCTATGGCGTGCTGCCGTTACCGTCCATCGTCAACGAATGGGTAGCGAAGCACGTCTTGCCGTTGCTGGATCTTGAGCCGGAGTCGCCAGAGCAGTTCCGCATGCGCCTTAAATTCTTTCTAGAGAAGCACTCAGGCCAAGAGATCGTTGCCGACTGGCCAGACGATTTCAAACATCTGATGAGCGCTCTATCTGGCGATAGCTATGCGGAGTCGTGGATGATCCCCATGGAGATGAGGTTGATCGTGTCAGGTGACGTGCGGCCGGAGCGTCCACACAACGCTTTGAGCGATGCCCGTGCGCTGATGTACTGGCATTCTGTGAATAGGTAGGGAGCGGCAGATGCCACACGGCGAGAACGCCTCTAAGCACTACGGCAGGGACTACTGGTCTCGCCGTCTGCCCGGCGCTGTAGCCTGGGGCCGTGTCGGAAAGTGGCTGACGCATCGCCGTGAACGTGCTGCGGCCAAGCGCGCGGAACGCGAGTTGAAGCGCGACCCGGCAAAGTGGGATGAGCAAGCGCAATAGATAAGGAAGCCAAACCATGGGACTGTTTGATAGCGTCATGGTGCCGTGCCCGCACTGCGGAGCGAGTGTCGAGATGCAGTGCACCGGCAATGAGGAAATGGACGTGTACACGCCAGAAACTGCACCAGATTTGATACTGCGGCAAGTAATGGACGGCCAGCCATCGCACTGTCGGAAGTGTGACGGTTGGTTGATCCTGACCGACCCACGCGCTCCTATGCAGAAACCAGAACGACCGCCGACTGTCGTGCTCAAGATCAAGCCCCCCGTGACCCCGCGAACGGGTTCGCAAGGCTGTAAATGGTGGCCTGACGGCGAGCCATACGGTCCAGAACTGATTGTTAAATAGGGAGTCTGAAATGCGTGCAGTGATCAATCAGTTGAAGTCTGACACTGGAGATGACGGTGTGGTCTTCTCGTTCCACGGGTTGGAATATGGTGCAACGACGATGGACGCATTCGTCAATGGGTTCGAATTTGGTCGGATTTGGGAGCGGATGAGCCACGGAAATGATGACAAATTCACGGTGATGCTGCAAACAATCAATGTGGAAGCGCTGCGTCGTGCCGCAACTGCAGACGGGTGGAATGTCAATGCGTTCCCCATAGAGCAGCCTATAGAGTTTGGAGAGTGGTCTGTGGCGACGCTGACAAAGGGAGACGCAAGATGCGTGTAGTGATCAACATGAACCTTGATGGTTGCATTGAGGTAATCACAGACGAGCCGTGTGAGGTGTTCACGGTTGACGACCGCGCGCCAAATGATCGTGTTTACCGCCTCACGGAAGGCCACATGGTCAGCCGTGCCGCTGTCGATGCTGCGTTGCGCGACGATCCGGTTGGACACTCTGGTGACGAACGTCATGCGGCGATCAGCAACAGAATTCTGAGTGCAGCAGATGGAAAGCCGCATCTGAAGCCGGTGAATTAGGGGGGGGCATGTGGCAGCCAAGCCGGGAGAACTGAAGGCGCGGTGGAGCAAGCGCGAGCGCGACGTTCTCATGGAGTGGGGCGCGAGCGGTGCCGACAAGTCTGATGGTGGCTGGCTCAATTCTTGGCTGTCGTACCACAAAGGTTTCGACGGCACGTTCCTGCAGGAGCTGGAGCGGCGCGGTTACGACATCACGACGCTGAGGATTTCAGTTAAACAGAAGTCAGCATAGGAGACCAATGTGAAAGATAAAGTCGAGGCAACCGGTCTGGTGCCTAGCACCCTGCTCACCCCACGCATCGTGTTGTGGGAGCCAAAAGAGGACATCACAGCATTTGAACTAGCCATGGCGATCCCGGTTCTGATCCGTGATAATTACAACGTCGAGAACACGGTTAAATCTTTGCCGGCAGACGTCGCTCGCCATTTTGTTGTGAAGTAGCGGGGCCACATCCGTGCGTTGTGCACTACCAAAGATCATCATTCTAGCCTCAACCATAGCAGTGATGATGATCATCGCAGGCAAGGTGCGGTTTTGATCTCTCGACTATTCGGGTTTTGGGTTCGGCGCGAAGCATGTAGACTTGCTTCGAACGCTATTCGAGGCTCGTGGGCTGAAGAACGCAATGCCGCGAACACATTGTGGGCTCTGACCGTGTTTTTCGAGGAATACATGCGTAAGGGAGCAGACGAGACCCAAGCGGACTGGGGACCGAAAGACCCGGTGGACCTGAGTTTGGTCCGGGCCAAAGTTGCGGAGACCACGAATGCAGACTGATTGGCCCGACGAAGAGCTTGCAGGGATGTCCTACGCCAAGGCATCCGAGGCTCCGGCATTGCCGTCCTACAATGCCGACATCAGGGCCAAGCTCAACGACATCATGTTGATCAGTGACGATGTGGTTGCGGTCCATATCCACGAAGGCCCGGACGCTAGGTTGGAAATCAAACTGCGGGACCGGCACAACCTGTCGCTGCGGCGCGAGACGGCAGAGCGAATCGGTCGGTTGTTCGGCATCCCGGCCGTGTTCGTGAGCGAGACCACGCCAGACTGGCCCCGCCAGCCGCAGCATTCTTACTATCGTGACGATAGACGGGCTCCAGGCGAGTTTGTGAGGGAGCACCGGAAGTTGCCGCGCCGCTGATCACAGGGGAAGTGTGACGTGGCTGCATCATTTTTGGCAATCCGCGCTTTGCCAAACTAGCAACTGTCGTGCTAGGCACAATCCGGTAAACACACTCATATGCCTATTCGGCACGTATTGCTCAACTGCCGATCGTACTCGCGTTGGAGGCCAGGATAGTGGCCGCGTTCCGAGCAACATCCAACCGGGGGTAAGCCCAACATGATCAAGCGAATGAGTATTGCGGCGGTCGTCCTTTCGGCGTTGTCCGGAATGGCGGTGGCGGCCGACTTGGGAGGCAGCTGTTGTGCCGACGTCGATGAGCGCATCGCGGAACTCGAAGCCACGACGGCGCGCAAAGGCAACCGCAAGATGTCTCTGACCGTGTACGGCCAGGTCAATCAGGCGATCCTGTACGTCGATGCTGGCGGTGAGACACGCAAGAGCATCATCAACAACACCAACGAGCAGTCGCGCTTTGGCTTCGTCGGTGAGGCCAAGATCGGCGCTGGCATGTCGGCTGGCTACCAGATGGAGATCGGCACCGCGTCGGCTTCTGATGCCGGCGCTCCGACCTACGGGCTCAACATCCGTCATTCGGCGCTGTTCCTGCGGAGCGAATCGCTCGGCACCGTGTGGCTTGGCAAGACGTCGACCGCCACGGATGGCATCGCGGAAATCGATTTGTCGAACGCGTCGGTGGCGTCGACCAAGCTCAGCCTTGAGCCGCTATCTGGATCGTACTTCGCGGGCGGCAACCTGCCCTTCGATGGCAATCGCGAAGAAGTCCTGAAGTACGTGTCTCCGACGCTGGCGGGCTTCACCGCTTCTGCTTCGTGGTACGCCAACAAGGACAACGCCTATGACATGGCCCTTCGTTGGAAGGGTGAGGGCGGCGGGTTCGCCCTTGCTGCCGGCGTCGGCTATCGTCGCGACATCGACGCGTTCGATCCGACGTCCAAGGCCAAGACGCTGGCGGGATCGGCAAGCGTGATGCACCTTTCCAGCGGCCTGTTCCTATCTGGTGCCTACGGCGACATCCGTGGTGCTGTTTCGCTTGGCGTGACCGGCGCTCCGCTGATGGCGCTGGTGGATGCCAAGGCGGCACACCTTCAGGGCGGCATCGAGCGCAACTGGTTCGGCATCGGCAAGACGACGCTGTTCGTGGAAGCTGCCGAAGTCAAGGCTGGTGGCGACACGGTTCGCATGTACGGCGGCGGTGCCGTCCAGAGCATCGACGGTGCGGCGCTGGATCTCTACCTGTCGATCCGGGACTACGACAACGGGAGCATTCAGACCGGCCTCGTAGGAGCGAAGATCAAGTTCTAACCATTGCGTGGTGCCTCGTCTCGCACACGGGGTGTACTGTGCAAGGGGTTGGGATGGGGTGGTGTCCGCCGACGCCGCCCCATTTTTTTATGTTTGCTCGTTTAGCAAAGAGTGATACAAGGGATGACGGGAATTTAATATCTGGTGCGCAATGGCTGCCAACACGCCATCTGATGATCAACGGGCACGCCGGGCTTTGCAAGTGCGGTTTGTGGAAGCGATCAAGGAAGCGCAGCACCGACGCATTGCGCGCGGGGCAGCAACGGAACACGGAGGGGATGATGGCAACTCAGTTGCAGACGATACTCGCGCTCAAAGAGCAGGGGGTATCAGTCCCCGAAATTGCTGAACGCGTCGGCATCAACGTGAGCGCCGTTTACAGCCGATTGTGGAAGTTAAACAACCTGGAAAAGCACCGGGAGATGCAGCGCAATCTCTATCGACGTTCGCCTGCGTTCGGAAAGCCCCGAAAGTTTTGGTCCGAAGACGAAGACAAGATCCTTCGTGATTGCCTTGCCAGGAAAATGTCCGCTGGTTTGATTGCCACGGGACTCGGCCGCACGCGCAACATGGTTATTGGTAGAGCGCACCGATTGGGGATTGGGATTGGCTGTCATCCCGAAATTGTTGCGCCACACCGTTACAATCATGCAGGGGCAGACAAGTGAACCATTTGATCAGCAACGAAGAATTCGCAGAGCAGCTTGATGCGCTCTTGAAGGCATCGACGGAATCGCACGATAGGTTGCAGGACGCACTCGTTGATTGCCTGCTGATCTTGCAAGATAGCAAGCGCAGGGGCGTGGATGCGGCCTTGACGCATTTGCTGGGTGTCATCCAGCAGCAGGCCCGACCGGACAATGCTGTGCCTCGCGAAGATCTCGACCGGGTATTCCAGGAGATCCGCGCGCACGCAGCCGGTGGGCTCAACGGGGCGCACCACTAACCATGGAGCAAGTGGATCGCAGTCGCTGGTATCGCGTGCGGGACACCCCGCACCCGCCGCTGCGTGTCCACATCAGGTTGCAGGTAGAAGGTAGGACGTTCATTGGCTCCCGTGAGCGTGACCCACGCACCGGCAATATCATATGGATCGAGCACAAGCGCGGCCAGATGGTGTTGGTGCATCAACTGGACTTTGCCTGGGCGCTTTGGCAGCCGACACACCCGGACAAGTGGCAGGGGCTGCTACCAGAGCCGGTGGCGACATTCGAGGACGGCCGGATGTATTCAGAGAAGTCCAGGTTCGGTGCGGTTGACGACGCAACCTCCGAAGAACTTGCCGCTGAAATGCACCGCGACCGCATGATGGCGCGAGACGCGGTGCAACCGGAGGCTGAAAGGTTGCATCGGACACTTGAGTATCAATGGTGGCTGGACCGGTATGCCGTTCGCTACGACGAGGCCCCCAACATCACCATCCGGGATTGTGAGGCAAGGGTTATGCGAGCCCTTGCGTGGTGTGGTGGTGAAGGGGTGCACATCAAGTCGACAACCCCTGCCATGATCCTTGCAACCGTTGCAGAGGTTGTGACAGGGGGTGACACACCCCTTGCATCAGACCCCTTGCCACGGTTCCAGCCAGCCGATTGCGACATCAGCGATTTCGACCGTGCAATGGCTTGGTTCGTGGCTTTGAACCCCGTGGAGCTTAGGCCCAAGGGGTACAAACCCTTTACATTCAATACTGACCAAAGGGTTCTCCTAAGGCGCGCATCCCTTGCGCCGCGATCCTTTGCAGAGATCGGGGCGGAACTGGCAGGGATTGGCAAGGGGTTGTCGGTCAAACGCAGGGATTGGCGCAAGCCCATACAACCTGATGCCGTCAGAAAACGATTTGTAGCTGCAATCGAGAAGTGCTGGCGGGCGGCAAACGGCCATCGCGTGCATCGGCAACGCGAAGTGCAGGATCAAATGAGTGCTCTACGCGAGCGCAACCGGAAGTATAGGGGTTGCTGATGGCACTCACAGTCGAGCGATTGCGGCAGGTCGTGCACTACGATCAGCAAACCGGCAGGTTCGTGCGGCGCAACAGTTGGGCCAAAGCAGGCAACAGTCTGGATGAGCGCGGCCGTCGCCGGATCAATATCGATGGCCACACCTACTGCGCGGATAGATTGGCGTGGTGGTGGGTCCATGGGGCGCTGCCGTCGCATCGGTTGCGGCACATCAACGGCGACAAGTCGGACAATCGCATCTGCAACTTGGTGGAGGATCTGGGCGAGCCCGATCCGGCTGCATTTCTAGTTCAATACATCCGAACAATTGAACCAGAATTGCTCCGCACATAAACAAAGTTTCACGTGCAACACGTGTTGATTACAAACCAAAGGCGCGGCCAATGGCAGGCTACAAAATCAAGGTTGCTGGGGTTCGGATCGATAAAGCGACGGGCAAGATCGTGAAAAAACCGTCTTACGCCAACGTCTCCGATCAATTGAAACGGCAGTCGTCGAAGAAGTCGAAACCAGTGCGGCGCACGCCCGGAACATGAAATTGACGGCGGAACATATGGAACTGCAGCGCCGCGTCATTGCCGAGCGCCTATCGGGGCGCACGCGATCGGAACGACGTGCAATTGAACGCCTGGAATTCGTGGCGGTGTGCCTCGTGGGGTATTCCGAGCGGGTGCCAACGAAGTTCGGGCAAGAACTGAAGGACGGCGCGTGGCCGGTGCGGGTGGCGACGACAACCAAGCCGCGCACCATCACGAAGAACGACGATTTAGGCCAACCGCTGTTCGGTTTGCGAGTGCTGCAGATGGTGTGGACGGCCTCGGACGCGCACGCCAAAAGGCTGAAGGCAGCGCTGGATGCGCAGCTCCTAGGCGAAGATCGGCTGCCGAGCGGCTACACGCACAACGGCGGCCCGCCGATTGAAACAGATAACCCTCGTCGCCTGCGGCACAACTGGCGATCGTTGGAACATGAACCCGATCTGGCATGGCCTTTTTTGCTCATGGAGTCCCTGCGAGAAATTCGAAAGTATGAGCATTTCGAGGTGTTCGACGACGACGAACGCCAACGGCGTATCAAACAGGAAATGTTGCGGGGTTAGTACCATGGACTATGAGGGGAATGATGCCGGGATTGAAGTCCGGGACGTGACGATGCCGCTTGCGGGCTTAACCGTGATGCCACGATTGATTGCAGCGGCAGGGGCTGCGTTTGGTGCGTCACCTGGATTGGTGGCCAGCGATCGACGGGAAGACGTTCTGTGCCTTGCGCGGTTCGCTGTGATGTACGTCGCATGGGAGGACTATCACATATCATCGACGCGGATCGGCAAGCGGCTAGGTGGGCGTGATCATTCGACGGTATTGCACGGCATCAGGCGTGCCCGGCTGCTGATGGTGACGGATGAACGGTTTAAAGAAAACGTCAAAAAGATACAAAATTTCATCCGGGGCCAAGTCCCGTTGCCGCCGCCGATCTCCGATGCCGACACGCCGTTGCCGCCGCAACGTGTGAAGGGCAGCAACAAGAAGCGCGGCCCCAAGCCCAAGGGGCAACCAAGGCCTGCTTATGTGCCGGCAGCCGTGCGGCCTCAGTTGGAATGCGACCGATTTGACGAGGCGGTTCGGGCTGCAACAGCCAAGCTCGTGGCGCGTCTCAGGAGCGAACATCCTGAAATGGAAGTCCGTTCACTGGCAAGAATCCGAGCGTAGGCCATGCGCTACAACGAGAACCGGGAGCGTATCCGCGCCTATACTGCGGAGCATCCCAACGCGACCATGAGGGATATACAAGTCAAGTGCGGGATATCATCGTTATCGGTGGTATTCCGGCACATGAAGCGACTTGAGAAAGAGCGTGGGGCCTGCCCGCATTGCGGCGGAACAGGCGTGGCGCGGGACAGAGGTACACAATGATGCGCAAGCAGGTTTCCAAGCGAAGATGGAAGGCGCGAGCCCGGCTAGGCAGGCATATCCCACGTGAAGCCATTGAGAACCACCGGCTGTTTCTGTGGTTTGAGTTTTCAAGCGTAAGCTTGTGGTCTGATTTCTATTCGGCAAGCTTGAGGTGCCGGGACGGTAAGGATGGTTGATCTGTGGTTCCCATGAAATACCTTTCCGTGTGTAGCGGAATTGAGGCGGCTACCGCTGCATGGCATCCTTTGGGGTGGCAGGCGGCGGCGTTTTCTCAGTTTGATCCAGATCACAACTATCGTGGCGGTCCAGATTTTCCGAGTGCAGTTCTGGCGCACCATTACCCTGATGTTCCGAATTGGGGTGATATGACAAAATTCAAGGAATGGCCTGATGCAACTGTCGATCTTCTCGTTGGTGGAACCCCCTGCCAATCATTCAGCCTCGCCGGATTGCGCAAGGGGTTGGATGATCCGCGTGGTAACCTCATGCTCGTCTATCTTGCGATTGCTCGCAGATATCGGCCCCGCTGGTTGGTATGGGAGAACGTCGCCGGCGTGCTGTCTGATCAAGGAAATGCGTTTGGAACCTTCCTCGGGGGGCTGGCAGAACTCGGGTATGGGTTCGCCTACAGAGTTCTGGACGCTCAATACGTGCGAACACAACGGTTTGGACGGGCTGTCCCTCAGCGACGACGGCGTGTGTTCGTTGTCGGATATCTTGGAGACTGGCGACGTGCCGCAGCGGTATTATTTGAGCGCGAAAGCTTGCTTGGGAATTCTCCGCCGCGCAGAGAAGCGGGGAAAGGCGCTGCCCCCACTCTTAGCGCGCGCACTAAAGGTGGTGGCGGGCTCGGCACCGACTTTGACCTAGATGGCGGGTTGATTACCGCATCCGTGAACGGTCACGGGCAGTACGATGCTGATTTGCCGACATTGAGATCCAGTGGAGCCGACGCGGGGGGCAGCGAGACGCTGGTCGCCTCGACTGGGCGCGTTTCCCATTGCCTGAACGCGGGGGGCATGGGCCGGTTGGATTACGAGACAGAGACACTGGTGGCGCACTTGAAAAGCGGAGGCGGCTTCGATGTCGCTGATCCTGTGGCTGGCACACTCCAACACGGCAAGCAATCGGCTGGTTCTGCAACGAGCCAAGATGCGAACGGTGGCCTGCTGGTTCCTTGCACCACGGTTGCCTATCGCACAACAGGTAATGATGGTTGCTACGAGACTGGTGACGTTACTGCGTGTTTGAATACAGGAAGCGATCCAAACCAAATTACTCTACTGCAATCATGGCGCGTCCGCAGGTTGACGCCGTTGGAGTGTGAACGTCTTCAAGGGTTTCCTGATGGGTATACCGATGTCCCATGGCGGCGAAAGAACTGGACGCCAGACGGCCCGCGCTACAAAGCACTTGGGAACTCGATGGCGGTTAACGTGATGGCCTGGTTAGGCCATAGGATCAAGCTTGCAGACGGCATTGCAAGCGCACCATAGAAAGGTAATCATGGCAGTGCCATCTGAAGACGATATTTTTTGCGCGCACGGCTATGGGGATCATAACCGGTGTCTAGCGTGCAAGAACGGCAAGCTAGTGCTGGCTCTGCAAAAAGCAGTCCAGTGGTGTGATTTGCAGATCAAGCATCCAGGGTGCTCGCCAGGGCCAAAAGAATTGAAGGCGTCGTTGATACGGGCGCTGGACGAACAAAAAGACGAGGTGCCGTTTTGAGCAACACACGCCCACCGTACTACGTTACACAAACGCTGCTCGGAGGTGCGCCGGACGTAAATCGGCGCACGATCCGCAGGCTTTCAACCGATGATGTGGTGGCCGAATTCAACCGCGACATGCGTCCTTGGACAGAGGACATGGAGCGCGAGTTGCAATGGTGTTTGGCGGCCTTGCTGAAATTGGCTGCAAACGATCGGGCTGCGACGGAACTGCTGTTCCCGAAACCATAAAGGTGACGACGTGAACTCCAACTGGAACGCTCCGAACGAACGGCAGGATCTAGTCCCACTGACTGGAATGCCGGTTCACATGAAACTGGAAGGCGAAGTTGTCTGTGGAACCGCTTTTAAGCTATGGGGTGGCGGCCTCAGATTTGAACGCGGTGGTAAGTACATCACAGACAAGGTGTTGGGCTGGTGGCCAGATGGCGATGCGGACAAACGAGATGCGGAATCAATTGATCTCGTAAGGCAGTGGCACGAAGCATTCGGAGTTCCTGTGCTGGATACTCCGCAAATTCCAGCGGGACGTGTCGAGTTGAGGTTAAGGCTGTTGCGTGAAGAATTGAAGGAAGTGGAATCCGCAATAGCTGCTGACGACGTTCCCGCTGTTTTGCATGAATTGATGGACATGCAATACGTCTTGGATGGGATGATTTTGGAATTTGGCTTGGCGGCACATAAAGCGAAGGCGTTTGCTGAAGTCCATCGGGCCAACATGAGCAAATTGGATGTCAACGGCAAGCCTATCTTGCGTGAGGATGGCAAGGTGCTGAAAGGGCCATTGTTTCGCAAAGCGAACGTTGCTGCTTTGCTGGCTGATGCAGATTAAGTGGCGACCCCGGCAGGACTTGAACCTACAACAACCGGATTAGAAATCCGGTGCTCTAATCCATTGAGCTACGGGGCCAAATCTTGAGGTCACAAAATGCGACCTCAAGTTTGGAGGACCGGGTCGGGCTCGAACCGACGCTGGCGCGGATTAAAAGCCCGCCGCTCTACCGCTGAGCTACCGGTCCAATTAAGTGGCGCGTTCCGAGGGACTTGAACCCCCGACCTTCCGGATCGAAGCCGGACGCTCTAATCCAACTGAGCTAGGAACGCTATTTGGAGCACACGGCAAGATTTGAACTTGCGACATCCGGCTTCGTAAGCCGGCGCTCTGATCCACTGAGCTACGTGTGCAATTTGGTGCGCGACCTTGGATTTGAACCAAGACTTTGTGAGGGTTTAAGTCTCATGCCTCTCCCGTTGGGCTAGTCGCGCAGTATTGGTGCCTATTCTTGGAATTGAACCAAGGTCTAACCGTTATGAGCGGCCAGCTCTGCCATTGAGCTAAAACGGGAATGGTGCTGTCACGAGGGCTCGAACCTCGCGCCTACCGCTTACAAGGCGGTTGCTCTACCTGCGATGAGCTATGACAGCTTTTGAGAGAGTGGTCGGGGCGGGGAGATTTGAACTCGCCGCTCTCCTGATCCCAAATCAGGCGGATTAACCAAGCTATCCTACACCCCGAAACTCGCGAGGCGACAATAACGAGGCGGGATCACCGCGTCGTTTGTCGCCAACATGTCGGTCGTGGATGATGTCGAAACATATGGACCAGTTGGTTAAATATCAGGGTTGCCGGGCGGTACCGACAACCCCGAAAGTCAAGGGAGGACTAAAGGGGACACCTCTAGTGGAATTAGCAACTACGTGATTTGGTTTTGCTCGTCAAGCAAACCCTAGCGAAGCTCATGCTGCAACGATGCGCCGGATCTGGCGGCCGATGCGGGGCTCGTTCTTGGCATTGGCCCAGCGCCACGCCGTAACCTTCGGGACTGCTTCGAACGCAGACTGAAGCTCGGGGCCTGTCGGGCACCGTTTGTGCTTTGCGACGAACGCATCACGCCATTGCACCACTTCTGAGTGTGTCGGCATCTTTGCAAGGGGTGCTGCAAGGGGTGCCATTGCCTCATGCAAGGGTTGGCGGGCTGGCGGCAACGGTTCCACCTCTTCGGTGTCCCTTGCACGCACCGTCTTGCGGCCAGCGATGCGGTCGGACGTGCCGAACCAGATCAGCGCCCACACGATGATATCGAGCCCGATGGCGAACGCAAGGGACGAGGCCCGGCGCACGGCATCGGCAGGAACGCCAGCAAGGGTGAGCAACCACGCGACGCTATCAGAGCCGACGTCCCCAACTTTCGCAGCCGGGGTGTGACCCAGTTCGTTGCGAAGCTGATCAGCACGAGCGAGGCGTTCGGACTCGACCAGCCGAGCGGCCTTGCAGTTGTCGGAATAAGCGTTCTTGCACTTCGCTGCGACGTCGTTGGTTGCCATGGTGATGCGCTCGTAGGTCCGGGCCAATTCCTGCTCCAACAGGATACGGCCTTGACCGGACGCTTTGGCTTCCATCGCCTTGACTTCCTTGACTTCTCCCGTCCGTCCGATGGTGGCAGGAAGGGAATAGGCAAGAAACGCGACGAACGCCACCGACAGAGCCGCCATGATGCCGTAGGACCGTGTTCGCCGTGCGCCTTCGATGAACACGGGAAGCGCCGCGATGGTGAGCATGGTGGCGATCATGGACAGCTTCGTGTAGAGCGAGCCGCCTTCGGTGTATTCGAAACCAGCCATCAACTGGATTCCGAGCAGAGCTATGGCCCAAGCCATTGCCCCGTATTGCAGTGGTGTGGTAGTCCTCATGGTGTCTGAACCTTTCATTCCTTGGCAGGGTGGGGGTTGGACGACTACAGAGGCCCGCTGGTCGATCCCACTCGACTTCGGGCCTCAACTCTTTTTCCTGCTGACTTGAGCAGGCCGCGAACTATCAAGGATTGCTTGACAGTTCGAAGGCTGATCAACTCACAGCGGCTTGCGCGTCACGAACGGTGAACGCATTGGCGGAGCGTCTTGGCTGCGCCGGTCGCTTGAACCAAACCTACTCATACCCCTTGATTGCTGCGACGATCAGAAGAACGATTGAAGTCGTTGTTCCTGCGACCATGATTGAGACTGCGATAGCTTCGAACATTTCAGGATTTCCCATTTCTGGCAGGGTGAGGGAAACTCAGAGCAACGCCACGGCACCAACGCCAACGCAAGTGAGGAAGGAACCAACAGCAGTACCCTTCCAGTTGTTGTCGCAAGCCTCAGAGCAGGCCATGGTTACGGAGCCGATGACAAAGAGGGCAAGCAGGGGGTCGAAGATATGCATGGTGTCGAGTGTCCTTTGGCAGGGTGGGGTGGGGCCGAAGCCCCGGTTTTCAATCTTCGTCCGTGTGGTGGAAGCAATCGACGCCAGCATCTTTGAGGTGCGAGACGACAGCTTCGCCCTTCATGTATTCGCGGCCGGTGGCATTGTCGTAGCCAACGTAGAGGCCGCGATGGGTCCAGCGGATGCCGAGTTTCTTGGCCGCAGCTTTCACGGTGCGAAGCTTGGGGCCGTAGACCGTCACGTAGACGCGAGCGCAAGACAGATACATGTTCGACGGTGCGGGCTTGCCTTCGGCCTTCATGGCGTTGGCGAGGATGGTGGTCATTTCAGAAACGGCGGTCATGGTGTGTGCTCCGTGTGGGGTGTCTGATGAATTCGAATATACGCACATAGCGAATGTTAGTCAACAACCGAATTTAGCGTATTGACGTAATTTTCCAGGTGTGCCATATCGGCATCATGAGCACCATCGGTAAAGACATTGAGCATCTGATCCAAGGGCGGTTCGGGCCTCGGTCCCAAAAGCGGGCGGCCGAACTTCTGGGTCTGTCCCAAGCCTATCTCAGTGACATCTGCAACGGCAGGAGGGGCATCAGCGCCGACGTTGCCGTGAGATTGTCCCGTGTGTTCGGGGCAGATGTGGGTGAGGAACTATTCAGGAAGCAAGCTGAAGACGCGCTTGCAGACGCGCGAAAAGCAGCGCGAGCAAGGAAAAGGGAGGGGTAGATGGCGACGATCACCATTGCACCGTTCGACGACGCAGCAAAGAAAGCACTGCTGAAAGCCGTTGCAGATCGAGGCTATGCGAACGGGCTGAAGGCTGCGGCTGTATTGCTCGACCGGCTGGCCGCAGAGCACATGCGCGTGGTCGGCACGAATACCGTGCGCGATGTCGCTGGTGCGCTTCGAGACAAGGCTGCGAGCTTGCACGCAACGGCTGACGAAACCATCAAGGCGCTAGAAGCAACCTGTTAGGAAGGGCCACCAATGAGCGAGCGCGCACAACTAGAACGCCTGCTCGATGCAGCAGACAGCGCTAGGGCGACGATGCTTCTGGCCTATGATGAACTGATCTTCGGTGGCAACTGGGAAGTCGCCCGCGCTCGGCTCGCAGAAAGTGGCGAGCGGCTGGACAAGGTGATGACAACGGTTGAGCGCACGCTGGGGCGTGATCAGCCACGGCTATCGTTTGCCGCGTGCCTTGAACTGCGCAAATAATCAGGAAGGGCCACCAGGATGACGACCAAGACGCGGGCAGAGTGGGACGCCGCCGATCGCGCACACCAGTTGCAGCGCTGGCGGTATATCATCGAGGTTCACGAGATAACGGCCGAGGGCCATCGCCTAATTACTCATGGCGGACACACCGGCCACATGGTCACGACGGTTGCATTGTGCGAGACGGCAGAGATTGCCACGGCGCTTGCGGAAGCGCTGGCACGTGCGCGTCCAACGGGAACATAGGTGCCCCATGTCATTGACGCGCGGAACATACGTCATCATGAACGACTTCGACCGTCCAGAAGCAAAGCTAGTGGCGGTCCTCACCCGCTATGATGACCGCAAAGGGATCTGGCACGCGCTGTATCTGGCGCGAGCAACCAACATGTCGTCGCCTTACGGGCCAAACCCAACGTTGCTGGATAGGTTTGCTAGGCGTGTGGAATGGAGTGGCGACACGTACAAGGTTGTCCCGACTGGTGGTGAAGTAACGGCAACCTATCGCGATGGTCGGCCTCGCCAGTGGCAGGATTATCATGGTGATGACTGCTCATGGGCTGCACGCAAGAAGGCGAGAGAGTTTTGCAGTCGTGCAGCGATGGTTGCAACGTGAAGGGAGCAAGCGAGATCCGGGAGCCGCAACGAAGGCTGGTTGAAGCGTACCTGTCTGGGTACCGGCCCGCAGACTGGCCATCATGAGGACGGCACATGCAACTTTCGGAGTTCGTGTCGAGATTGATACCTGAGGGGTGGTCATGGTGCCTGTACGGCCCATGTTCGAACTACGCAGCGCGGGCTGTCCTTATTTCGCCAGACTATCGCATTCAGATCGGCAGGGAAGGGAAGTCGATTGACGATGCGATACGGGCAGCCGCGCGCGATGCGCGGTCTGGCGCGCGCGCGTAGTGGCGCGGCCATGTCGACTACCATACCTATCCCAAAGGTATGGTAGGAGGTTGAGCAAGAATGTGGCCATCGCGCCACACTTCAGGAATATGGCTAAAATCGCAAATTGGGTACTATTCAAATCACCGCAGTGCGGGTAGGTAAATTTCTAGGTTAGGAATTGTGCCTGCGGAGCAAGGGGTTGCTTCGTTAGAGCTTTGGGCTGATGTAGGTCGCATCCGTTTGTTCGGTTGCGGCCTTTGTCGTTTTCGGCTGCATCGTTGGCCGGAGCACTCGTGAGCGTCAAGCGATCAGGAGCCAGCCGCCATGAAGATCCACGCCGTCGCCGTCTTTGCAGTCCGCCGCATGCAGGACGCAGGCGACTATGACATCGACTTCGAAGGGCTTCCGCAACGGTAAAGCTCCGACCCGTACCGACAATGACTGCCGGGGTTGCGCATCGTCCCGGCAGCCAAACTATCATATGCAACTTCCAAGAGATGCAAATCAGATGCACGAATTTCTGGTTATCGCGGTCCCGCTGCTGGTCGTGGCCTGGGCCTATGCCGAATGGACCAATCCACGGATCGATCCATGACCAACGACAAGTAAGGCGCAGAAGTGAGACGGAGCATGGGGTGGGGTGCTCCTGACGTGTCGCATGATGCCACAAAGAGGATTCCGAGGGCAGATGTCATACGATGACAGCGCAAGGGAAACGATCTCGGACCAGCTCGCCAATGCCATCGTCGAATGGCGGCAACGAACTGGCCATGGGGCTGGTCATCGGGCAACTCGTGGAGCATGCCCGGTCGGCGAACGACCACAGCCGGTCAGCCAACGAACACATGGCCTCGTCGAACGAGCACCTAGCGCAGATCAGGATACATCTGGTCGGACTGCCGGAACGGATCGCGGAACGACTGCCGAAACAAGAAACGACCCCGCCACCGAACAGTGGAAAGTTGATCCCGGTGCTCAAAGCGATCAAGGAACTGGTCCAGTGGGTCCTGCCACTGGCATTGTTGGCGTCAGTTGTGACGGGCAAGCTGACGATGCCCGAAGCGTTACCCATCATCCGGCAAGCTTTGGGGATACACTGATGGCAAAGATCGTGGCTACCAGCGACTGGTTTCGCTCGAATTTTTCCTACGGCAAGTTGTGCCTATCATGTGCAGTGGCGGGCGTCATTGTCGCGATCATCTAACCGATCCCGATGGCCTACCAAGATCGGCAATACCAAGTCTGGTCGAGACGCCGGGAACGCGCGTTCGAACGGGACTACGGCCGACATCAGCGCGACGTCTGGCGTATGCCTCGCGACGTGACGCCGACAGAGCCTCCCAAGCTTGAAAAGCCGAACCTCTGGATTGTCCCGGCTTTCATCTTCGCCCTACTCTCCCTGATATTTGCAGCATAGGACACAACACCGATGGCACCGTCGAATTCCCATGCAGACCTGCGGTTTCAGTGCCTCGCACTGTCCATGCAGGTGCTGTCGGGCGTCAGGGTCAAGACCGCCATTGAAATGTCCGATGCCGTGATGGCGCTGGCGGAGCGCATGATCGATTTCGTGATCGTGCCGGCAACGGGAAAGGCGACCACCAAGGCATCGCTGCATGCCATCGACACTGGAACGCGGAATTGAGACAGAGGGCAGGATCGTCCTCCGGTGGGTGAAGCCCCGGTCGGCACCCAAGCACACTAAGCAGCCCTGCAAGCCGTTGATCCTGTATCCTCTAAGCATGGTGTTCATGACGGCAAGGACTGCAACCGACCGGGACCAAATCCCAAGAAACAGGTGACGGCAATGACCATCGACCCTGACGGCATCCCGGCAATCCGGGCCAATGCAGAGATGATCAAGTCATATGCCATCGCCCATGAGCACAACCGCATGGACGAATACACACTGCAGAACATCGACCGGCTGGCGAAGCGGATCATCGAAATCGTAACGTCCCTCACGCCAAAGCCAGCATTCGACGACGCCGATCAACTGGCGCTCGCGCTGGCAGATGCAATGTAATGAAGTCACGTCGATGCCGCGAACATGTTGGCTGAGACATGTCGACTAAACCTGGAAACGTGAACATGACCGACACTGCATCAGACATTGCAGACAAGATCATAGCCTTGATCAACTCTAGGCCAAGCTCGCCGTCAAAGGATGAGTTGGTGGCTATCATCGGCCCGCACGTTCAGGATGAAGCAGTCGCAGGGGAGGTCATTAGTTGGGAGTTGCCCGGTGACGGCAAGTTCGTCATGAAGAACTGCACGTTTAATCGCACCGACACGCCAACGCATTGGGTGGTTGCTGCAAACGGCAGCTTGAAGCGCCTTGCGTAATTTTATTGCGCAACCACGCAAGAATGTTGCGCAAATAGCCTCACGAACGAAACATAAACACGCGGTGCAGATACCACATATGGCAGCCCCTAAAACGGAAAAATCCCGCAAAGGCATGAAATCATTGGCGGAATCGACGCCGAAGATCCCAAAGCCATCGATCAAGGCCAAAGCCGCAGACAAAGACGTGCCCGAAGCCGAACCAACCGTCATGGGGCGGCCAACGACATTCCGGGCAGAGTACATCCCTCAGGCGCAGTTCCTGGCGAAGCTAGGTGCGACAGATCCAGAGATGGCCGACTTCTTCGAAATCGGGCTGCGGACGCTCAATCGCTGGAAGGTCACGCATCCTGAATTCTCCGAGGCGATCAAGATCGGGAAGTCTACGCCTGACGATCGCGTCGAAAACAGTTTGTACCACAAGGCTTTGGGGACCGAAGTCGAAGAAGTCCAGGCGATCAAGCTCAAGCGCGTGAAGTTCGATGCCAGCGGCAAGAAGATTGAAGAAGAGGAATACGTCGAAGTGGTCCCGGTAAAGCGGGTGATCCCGGCCGATACCACGGCCTGCATCTTCTGGCTCAAGAACCGTCGCCAGATGCAGTGGCGCGACGTCCACAAGCATGAGCACGGGTCTGCCAATGAATTTGACAACAAGACCGATGCGGAATTGGACGAGATCATCAAGGAAGGGGCCAAGGACATGCTCCCCGATCTGGTCCGAGACCTGAAGCCGGGGCGGCCAACGACAAAGCACTAGGAATGATTTTCTATGCTGTATCGGATTTTGCGGGGGCTACATCTGGCGTGCGGCACTGTTGACGCAACGCCAACGCTAATAACTGCTAATAACTGCCGGTGGAATAGAATATTTCGGTTGTTCCCACTGCCGTGCCGCCGTTGAACGGAGACTCAATGCCATGCCGGCTGCCCTCTCGCCCAAGCAGCGCATGTTCGTCGCCCTCGACGTCAAGTCGGTCGACGAGGCGCGCCGGCTGGTCGAGACGCTCGGCGATACGGTATCCTGCTACAAGATCGGCCTGGAACTGCTGTTCGGCGGCGGCCTGGAGTTCGCTCAGGGGCTGAAGGCCGCCGGGAGGCAGGTGTTCCTCGACATGAAGCTGCTCGACATCGGCACCACGGTCGAGAAGGCGACGGCCAACATCGCCCGGCTGGGGCTCGACTATCTCACCGTCCATGGCCACGACCGCAAGACGCTCGACGCCGCCGTGCGCGGGCGCGGCTCGTCCGCGCTGAAATTGCTGGCAGTCACGGTGTTGACCAGCCTCGATAAGGCCGATCTTGTCGAGCAGGGCATCGCGGGCATGACACCGGCGGACCTGGTGGTCCACCGCGCCAGGCTCGCCAAGGCCGCCGGTTTCGATGGCGTCATCGCCTCGGGCCAGGAGGCGGCAATGGTGCGCGCCGCAGTCGGTCCCGACTTCCTGATCGTCACCCCGGGCATACGTCCCGCCGGTGGCGAAAATGGAGATCAGGCCCGCGCCGTCACCCCGTTGATTGCGATCGGCACCGGTGCGACACATCTGGTTGTCGGCCGCCCAATCACCGGGGCTGCCGATCCAAAAGCGGCTGCGGCCGCGATCGTCGGTGAGATCAGCGCCGCAGCGAAACAACCAAGGATGTGAAAAAGGTATCTATGACACGAATGATTTGGGTTGTTGACCATCACAAAAGCGGCAAGCGCAACGTTGCCATAAATTTGAACGCTGTCGTGTATGCGTTCCCGACAGTCGAGTCCCTGCATGAAGTGGGGGTTGGGCCTAGTGTCGGCTGCGTAATGATCTCTGCTGATGATTGGCAGCGGGTCGAGAAAAAATTGGACTGGGTGCGCTGACAGCGCGGATGTTTGGATGACATCGACGACGATCGACGACATCGACATCCGGGCTCGCAAGGTTAAGCTTGCCGCTGCGATCAGAGCAAAGCAGATCCGGGACGAGCGCAAGCGGCAGTCTGATCTGGGTGAGCCTGGACGCCTGGGTGGCCTTATCCATTTTGTTCGGTACTTCTGGCATGTCTTGGAGCCCGCAACAAAGTTTGTAGAGGGATGGGTCGTCGAAGCTGTATGTCTCCACCTTGAGGCTGTGACGCGGGGAGAGATCAAACGCCTTTTGATCAACGTGCCGCCCGGCTGTATGAAAGCACTTGATAGCGATACGCCAGTGATGACCACATGGGGTTGGAAGCGGCACGGAGACTTGCGGCCGGGCGATTTTGTTTTTGGACCTGATGGGAAGCCTAAGCGCGTTCTTGCCAACACTGCGCCGGGCGTTGAGCCTTCCTATGAGGTCGAGTTTGACGACGGCGCGATTGTTGTGGCTGGCAAGGGCCACTTGTGGGAAGTCGAGCGTGACTATCCTTACGGTGGGCCGGGAAGCACACGCTGCCGCAAGAAGCAGGTTGTGACAACGCCAGAGTTGATTCCGAGCGTTGCCGGGCGTGGGCTTCAACGCCCGGATAGGATTGCTCTTGCAGAGCCTCTTGAGATGCCGCCAAAGCGGTTGCTGATAGACCCGTATTTGCTTGGCGCATGGCTGGGTGACGGTGCCTCGCTATCTGGCGTGATCTATACTGGCGACCAAGACGTGGAGCATTTTTCGAAGCTTGGTTACATTGCCAAAACGTACCCAGCCGGGGGAACTAGAAAGCAGGATTTTCACCGCATTGGCGTAGACGATCTTCAAGTGAAGCTTCGTGTGATGGGCCTACTTAACAACAAGCACATCCCCGACGACTATCTCGAAGCTTCGATTGAGCAACGGTGGGAATTGCTTCGCGGATTGATGGACACAGACGGGTGTGCAGCCAAAGAAGGGCATTGTAGCTTTACCAACAAAAATGAAAGGCTGAGCAGGCAAGTCGAGACGCTTGTGGCGTCACTTGGAATGAAGCCTTGTGTCAGAAGCCGCTACACCGTTCTTAACGGGAAGAAGTTTGGGCCGCATTACTTTGTAACGTTCACTGCGCCTGACAACGCTCAAGTGTTCAATTTGGAGCGTAAGCAAAGCCGACTGCGAGGTAACTTGAATGCACGCAGTCGCGGTCGTTACGTAAGGGCTGTGCGCGAAGTTGGCGACAGAGTTGTGAACTGCATTAGCGTTGAAGGCGAATTGTACTTGGCTGGCAAGCGGTTCGTGACCACCCACAATTCGCTTTTGGTCAATGTCTTTTGGCCAGCTTGGGAATGGTCAGCTGCTGACCTTCCAAGTACCCGCTATGTCACGTTCTCCTACGCGGCGCACTTGACCGTCCGCGACAACGCCAAGTTCCGCGATGTCATTCAGAGCTTTGCGTTCCGGGAGGTTTGGGGTCATCGCATCACCTTGAAGAAAGAAGGTGAGATCAAGCCGGAGAACGACAAGACGGGATGGAAGTTCGCTTCGTCAGTTGGAGGCGTCGGGACTGGAGAAAGAGGAAATCGTTTGTTAGCTGACGATTTACACAGTGTAAAGAGTTCCGAATCCGAGACGGTCAGGTCTGAAACTGTCCGGTGGGTTCGGGAAGGCATGTCAAACCGCCTCAACGACATGGCCAGCGACGTCATCATAGGGATTGGCCAGCGGGTTCACGAAGAGGATGCGTCGGCCGCCATGCTTTCGGATGGCCACTATGTGCATCTTTGCATCCCAATGGAAT